TCACTTGTATAATAATTTACAAATTAGACTGAATAATGGCTACAGAGAGTGAACTGAGACAGCTGGTATTGAACTCAAGTGCGAATAGGGCAACTATTTGGGGTTCGTCAAAATCACGTCAGTGGAAACATATTATTTAACCTAAATTACCGTGAGTACAAGTCAAAAATTACAAAAGCCAAAAATCATAAACATTACGGGAAGCTCGATTCGTATTGCCCATCCCGACATATCTGGCAATATAAGTACTACTTTAGCTGCGCCCGCATTAGCGGCAGCAGAGTCTATAACGGTACTAGATAACGACGGGTTCGCTAATGCGGATTGGATGGTTGTTGGTTCAATCGGGGATAATCAAACTGAAACAACAGTAGGGGATGCAGCTGTTACAAGAGGATCAACAATAGCTGTTACTAATCACCTCTCCTTTGACCACGAATTGGATGCCAAAGTTACAAAGATTAACGAGAGAGGAATAACTATATACGGGGCTGCAACTGACGGTGGAGCAGGAACCATTATAGAGTCCATTGACGCAAAGACAGCTTCTGGTCGACAATTGGCTGACGCTCAAATGGTCCAGTGGGACAGACCTTATACTGAATATACGCTCCAGGCTGCTACTGATACACCTTATGCTTATTATTATGTCAAATTCACCGATGGGACCACGACTAGTGATGCGAGTGACTACATTGCTGCTGCTGGTTTGGTTTATAATTCTGCTGAGAACTTTATTAACCAAGCTTTACGGATAACCGGTAGCAGGATAACAGGCGTAATTACGAGAGAAATGTGCGTAGAATGGGCTAATGACTGTCAATCTGCTATTTCTCAATTCGTGTATCAGGATCCAACCACAGGAGAGTATATGCAAATGGATTGGGATTTTGAGGTAACTGAAGATATAAGCTCAATGGTGCTTACCACTTATGAGAATGAATATGCCCTGACGGGCCTTGACCCTGACCCCAAGTATATAAACGACAGAGCTATCATAGGCGTAAGGCTAGGGTCGGAGGGGAATTTGCAAAAACAAACAATAGACGCTTACGATGACGAAACGGCAGCTTATACTCGTTCACGATTAAACGGAGCAGCGGCAGCGAATGATGTCCTCCTTACTCTGGATAGTGTTTACGACTTTGATGCCTCTGGCACGATCTATGCAAGTGGAAGTTCTTACGCCTATACCGTTAAGGATGGAACTAACGCAACATTGGCAATGGCATATACGGATGCTTCTCCGGAGGTGGCCACGACTTTATCAGCTCCCACGGCAGTCGCTGACTTAACACTGACGGTTACTTCAATTGCTGGGTTTTCTGCCAGTGATTTTATAGAAGTTACGGATGGGACAAACACTCAAGTGTTTCAAATAAACGGCGCACCAGCTGGTAATACCATTGCTTTGTCACAAAGTGTAGCTTTTGTGTTTGCAGCTACTACGACTGTAACCGTTGTCGAATCAACAGAGATAACGGCTACAATAGCTGACAACAGCGTTGTGTGGCAAAGCATACAACCCGGTTTGCCGAAGAGATATACCATTTATGGTGGTAAAATAATTCTAAATAAACCGCCAAGTTCGGAACATACCAATCGTCCACTCAAGATTAGATACTTCAAAGAACTTACTCGTTTAACAGAAGCTTCGGATACAACGCCTGTACCTTTCACTAACGTGTTCCAATATTATATTGGTTCAATGATAGAGAGAAGGAAGGGGAACGCAGAAAAAGCGTTAGAACTTATGCAGGTGTTCAATAATGCAGTGCTTTCAAACGCTTTAAAGAACAAGGCTCCAACTACTGATGAATATACCTATCATTATTATGAGGATTATTCACCAGGGGGGGGCAAGATCACTAATAGAAATAATAACTATACTTGGTAATGCTAGTACAAAATTTTAACACTTTAAAAGGAGCTAATACGAATGTATCACCATTCTTAATGCCAGAGGGGACGGCTGTGGTTTTAAATGGCTGTAATCCTACATACAAGCTGGGGGCCTTAATAAAGGACCTTGGTTACAGCAGGGTTAGCACGCAGATAGAGAATAGTAAAAGTATAACGGGGCTGTTTAATTTTAGGCAAGTACCGGGCACAGAGAAGATGTTAGCCACCGTAAATGACGCAGATGGGGACGACGATACTCAGTTGTTTTATAAAACAGCTGCTGGAGCGTGGACGGAGATAGCTGGGGCAGAAGCTACATGGAATGGGTACGAGGATATAAACGTAGAAATGGAGAACTTTATCGGATACTGTTTCTTTGTAGGTCATGGGGACACAGACGGATTTTTGCCTGTAGGGAGCTTGACTGGCACAACGTGGTCAGACGCTGTAAATGTTACTAATATGCCAGGGGCGAAATATATTAAAAGATACAGGGACAGACTGTACTTAGGTAATTGCGACAGTGCGGGAACAGCTTATCCTTATAGGGTTTATTTCTCTAGTGTCCCGTCCGCAGGGGCGATAACATGGACTGTTGCGAGTGACTTTATTGATGTGGACTATAGTGAACAGATAACAGGGTTAGGAGAAAACTGGGACAGATTAGTTATATTTACTGAATATAGTGCATACACCTACAATCAGGAACAAAAGAAGAAGGTTTGGGACATAGGTTGTTCTAACCATAGAACTATAAGAACCCAGGGAGAGTATATGTTCTGGGCTAATAGGGATGGGGTTTGGCTATCTGTGAGCGGAGGTTACCCACAGAATATAGCTGGTAATGTAATAGATTTCTTTAGAAACGGTACTCCAAATAATTTCTTTGCTGAATTGATTGACGAAGAATACATACTATATGTAGGAGACGTAACAGTGAACGGGGTGGCTTATAGCAATACTGAACTGATTTTTAATATCCCTACTCAAACATGGAGGTGGAGAGAGAATACAGATAATATGACCATATTTGCTCGTTTTAATGATAGCGGGAAATTGAGAAGGTATATGGGTGATGATGACGGGAATGTATGGGATAAAAGTAAATATACTGATACAAGCCTTGTTTATACTGACACTACGGTTAGCGGAACAGGAGTATCAATTGCTGCTAACTTTGAGTTAGCTCCTATGTTTTTAGGGGACGTTAGTTTTAACAAACGTATAAAAGAGATCCATGCCTTTGCAGAAAGAGCTGGAGGATTAAAGTTGAAGTACAGGGTTGTTGATAAAAACTCACGTGCGTTAACAGAATACATTGAGCTGGGAGAGCTGACGCAATACGTAAGCACATTTGATGTGGAAACTGAAGGAGGAGTGTTGCTACAAGTAGCAGGATCAGAATACGGGAGTAATCCTTTTTGGTCATTTTTTGGATTTGCAATGGACGTTGAAAAACAATCTGACATACTTAACTAATATAATTTGCCTACAATACTCTCACTGGGCTTCGTCCATAACAGGAAGGACCAGGATTTACAAAAAGGTAATGGGTTAACACCACCACAAGCCCCTATTTCTATACCTAATTTAGAGGCGGTAATTCCTGATAACTCAATCCCTTATGATAAGACCTCGATAGATACTTTACTGGTGAACCAGTACGTTAAGGGTGGGGCAACAGGGTATGATGCAGGGACAGGGTTTTGGCTGGGGAATGACGGCAGTGCTTATAAATTTTTCATAGGAGATAGTGCTGGGGATAAGATGACATGGGACGGATCCACCTTAACCATTACGGGTTCGTTAGTAGCTGGTTCGATTCATATACCAGATCTTGATACGACTGATAGCAGTTTTCATGTTGATACAACTGGGAATATGTGGATAGGAGCTACTCAGAGTGATTTTACCTCAAGTAATGAGAACGCAGAGGTGTATTTTTTGGCAAATGGTAGCGGGTTTTTAAAATCTAATTTACAGGTAGGGCTTACTGCAGGAGATAATATAGCTATAGACGGTGGTAATTTAAGGATAAGGTCTAGCAATTATGTATCAGGGGCACTGGGTGCAGGGTTCACTTTAGAGCCAGACTTATTAGAGGTGGGGAATATTTCAGCTAGGGGTAAATTTCAAACAGCGAACTTTGTTACTAATAATATATCTGCGGTTAGCGGAGATATAGTGGTGGTGATAGGGTCCGATGTTTTAGATACTGATATGACAGCTTTAGATGCTAGTACTTTAACAATAAGCGGCGATGTTACCTTTGCGGTAAATGATGTAATTAGAATAAAATCAGGAGCAGACGATGAGTGGATGACGGTTACTAATACAGGTTCAGCGCCAACCTATGTAGTCACAAGAGATGAGGGTGCAGGATATGCGGCTGACTCTAATCCAGCTTGGCAGAAGGGTACGGCGGTAGTTAATTTTGGCCCATCTGGGCAGGGTGGAGTGTTCATTACAGCTAATGATACTAATGCTCCATTTGTTTCTATATTTGAACACGCTGGCTCACCTTGGAGTACGATCACTACACATTTGAGATTAGGTAATTTGAATGGGTTTTTAGATTATGTTGCGGACGCTTATGGTATAGGAGTTGGAGTTACTAATGATTCTTTAACGTATGACACGACCAATGGGTTAAGGGTTTCAGGTACAGTGACGGTTAAGGCTGGGTCTACTTTGAATACGATGCCGTCTGACGAAAACCTTGCTGCGTATTGGAGCTTTGATGAACAGGCTGGAAGTACGGCGATAGACGAGACTAATAACGGGAATAACGGGGTTATTACTGGTGCGACTTATGACACAGGTGTGTCAGGCACAGCACTTCACTTTGACGCAGGACCAGAGGTAGTGACTGTTTCCGCTGAATCCGCCATTGATAACCTGTTTGCTACTGGCGGAACCGTTTCCTGCTGGGTGAACATTGATAGTGATGGGGGACTCCATTCAGGCAGGATTCTACAGAAAGCGCCAAATGGGCTTTTAAATGGATGGGTTTTGTATACCGGGAGCGAAACGGTGGATGGTGTAAGGCTGAACTTTTTTGTTAACTTTGACGGAGGCGGAAACAGCCGT